ATCATGGGATGCTGAGAAATTAATTAAGCAAGATGAACGCTGGCAATATACTGAAAATGCTACACGCCTTTATGAAGGATACGGAATTGGTATGCTCAATAAATTTGGATATGCGGCGATATAATGGTTGACTCAGCAGCAGAAGCAAGACTAAGGGCAGAAGCCAGAGCAAGAACAGCAGCAATGAAAGCAGATGCTGACCCATTAGCAGCCTTACAAAAAAGCGTTGCAGAATCTAAAGCACAGGTTGAAAAAAAGAATATAGAAATTCCAACTATTGCTTTAGAGCAAGCAGTTAATACTGGCGACACAGATGCTATTCGCGCAGCAGCAACTGAACTTGGTAAAGCGCAAGGGCTTAGTGGTAGTGCACTTAGAACTTTTTCATACAAAGCCACACAAGATGCTGCTAAAGGCACCAAACCAACTCCGCCGCCAGCAGATGCTAACTTTACTTATGACTATGTATGGAGACAAGATGTAGGTGGACCTGGTGGAAATTGGGTTTTAATAAAAAGTCCTATTGTAGGTGGAACTACTACCGCTAGTACAACTACCAGTAAACCTGTTATCACTACCAGTGAACCTGTTATTACTAAAAGTGGTTTAACCCAAGCAGATATAGATGCTGCTGTAGCCAAGGCTGTAGCAGGAGCAACTGCTGCAAACAATGCCATGATTGCACAAATGAAAGCCGAAGCAGATGCAGCCAAACTTGCTACAAAACAAAAGGCTTCAGATAAACTTACTGCTTTGTTTTCAGCCTATGGACTTGAAACACTTGCTCCTTTTATTAACACTCGTATCATGGCTGATGTTTCAGAAGAAATGTTACTTCTTGAACTATATGACCGCCCTGAGTATCAAAAGCGTTTTCCAGGTATGTCATCTTTAAGAAAGAAAAGCCGAACCATTACAGAAAAAGAGTACATGGATATTGAAAAAGCCATGACTCAGACTGCTCGTTTCTTTGATTTACCTAAAGGTTTTTACGATAATCCAGATGATTTTGGTAAATTAATTGGCGCTGAAGTTTCTGCCAAAGAATATCAAGACCGCCTACAGGTAGGACAGGACTTATCTCGTACCTTAAACCCATCAGTTAAACAACAATTAATTGATTTCTACGGCGTAGGTGAAGGTGATTTAACAGCCTTTGTTCTTGATGCAGATAAAGCACTCCCATTGATACAGAAGCAGGCTAAGGCTGCACAGTTTGTAGGTATTGGTCGTGCTGCAGGATTTGAACTTCGTGGTATTACCTCTGGTCAAGCAGAGAATATTGCAGGCACAGAATCCTATGCAAAACTTTCTGAGCGAGAACTTGCACAGGCTCTTGGTCAAGCAGGACAACTGCGTAGAACACAAAAGCGTTTATCAGGTATTGAAGGACAAGACTACAGCGAACAAGAAGCACTCTCTGCAGTTATAGAGGGTAGCCCACAGGCGCTACTTGCCTCACAACAAAGAGCACAAAGAGAAGGTGCTCGTTTTAGCGCAAGAGGTGGAGTCACTGGAGCATCACTTCGCTCAACCGCTACACCAATATAAGAATCCCCACCCTGACCAACCAGCCCAGGGGGGCGTATAAGTCTGGTAGCAATAGCCAATTTGGTTTCCCCGAACCTCATTGTGGATTGCGAATACAACTAAGAAAAGGGAGATAGGTAGATGGCTACCAATTACTACGATGACGAAGAAGATGACGACACTACTACAGATGTTGTTGGTCAACTCCGCAAAGTAAACCGTGCGCTGGAAAAGCGTGCGAAAGAACTAGAACAGGAGTTGTCAGGTCTAAAAACTCAGACCCGTCAGCGTACTGTCAAGGATGTACTACAGGCTAAGGGATTAAATCCAAAGATTGCCGCATTTATACCACAAGATATTGATTCCTCTGAGGAAGAAATTATCAAATGGGTTAATGAATACGGTGATGTATTTGGAATCCAAACTTCATCTGAAGAAAAGCCTGCAGAAAAAAGTCCAGAGGTCAAGGCTCAAGCAAGAATCAACAATCTAATCTCTACTGGCTCCGCGCCAGATGTTGATGAAGATGCGTTTGCAAAGATTGCAGGAGCAAAGACTCGTGAGGACTTAGATATACTCCTTGGTTTAAATTAAATAACTTACATCAACCAATCACCAGGAGGTGAACCCACATGGCATTTACAGACACATCGGCAATTAGTGGTCTAGTTCAGACCGCTTATGACCGTTATGTTGAATTTGCCCTCCGCTCTCAGCCGATGATTCGTGCTGTTGCGGATAAGAAGCCTGTACAACAGGCTATGCCAGGCTCATCCGTTGTATTCTCACTTTACAACGATTTGTCGGCTGCTACTTCAACGCTCACAGAAACAACTGACCCAGATGCAGTCGCATTAAGCAATGTTGATACCGTATCTGTAACTCTTGCAGAGTACGGCAACGCTGCCCTTGTAACACGCAAACTACAGTTGTTCTCACTATCCGATGTTGACCCTGCTGTTGCAGACATCATCGCTTACAACTTGGCTGACTCTCTTGATGTTGTGGCACAAAACACACTTCGTCAAGGCACCAATGTTATTTACGGTGGAACCCGCACATCTACTGCTACAGTCACAGCATCAGACACTATTGATTCTGCTGACCTTCGCAAGGTTGTTGCAAAACTCCGTTCCAATAAGGCTGTTCCTCGCGCAGGAAGCCTATACTGGGTCGGTATTCACCCAGAAGTATCACATGACCTCCGTGCCGAATCAGGCTCAATCGGATGGCGTGATACTCACGCACACACTGATGCATCACTTGGCAACCTGTTCGCAGGTACCATCGGAACATACGAAGGCGCTTTCTTTGTAGAAAACGCACGCATGTTCTCTGCTAAGGATGGCGCAGACCAGTCTGCTCTTGCTACAACCACAGTAACCGTTGCAGGTACATCAGCAGGCTTCACCTTCGGTGTTGCTTCTTCTGCTGTAATTGCAACACGCGCTGAGGTAGGCGACAAGATTTCTGGAACTGGCATTGCATCTACTGCAAAAATTAGTGCAATCAGCACTTCTGGCTCAACAACTACATTTACTGTAGATGTAGCCAATACTGCTGCAGTTACCGCAACTACTGTTGTAACTGTAACCCCTGTAACACGCGTATTCAGAACCATCGTTTGCGGTAAGCAAGCATTGGCTGAAGCCGTAGCACAGGAGCCAGGTGTTGTTATCGGTCCAGTTACCGATAAGTTAATGCGTTTCCGCCCAATCGGTTGGTACGGTGTCCTTGGATGGAGCCGTTACCGCGAGGAAGCGTTGTATCGCATTGAAACTGGTTCTTCAATCGCTGCTCTCTAGTTGATTGACTCTGAGGGGTAGACATATTTGAAAAGTCTGCCCCTTTGGGGTGAGTTCATTAGGAGGACTTATGTCAATGTATTACTTCACTACGCCCACCGTAGATGAAACCCCAGCAGGGGACCATATCCTCTTTGCTCGTATTGAACTACCGCGTGGCATATCTGTCTTGCGTTTAAACGGAGTGTATAGTTCCTTTAGGTATCCAAGCCAGATTCAGACAAATCAGGCGGAGGAGTATTACTTAGGTGGAACAAAAAATCTTATTAACCAACAGACTGCTGATGCCCTTACAGCACAGGGCTACGGAGCATACATAACACCAGCATGAGCCTACATAGACAACAGACCCATCCTGAGTTTGTAGAAGGTTGCTTTGGTTGCAAGGTTGGAACTCTTGTAATGAATACAGGAGAAGCAAACTCTAACCTAAGCGTATCTGCAAAAAAATGGGATAAAGAATTACAGGCATATAGGGATGCTCGTGCTCAAGGCATCCAACCTAACGGAACAAGTATGAAGAAGATTCAAGAGGCTGTAAAGATTTCAAACGAAACAGGCAAGGCATACGGGGCATAGGAGGAATCATGGCTGCTCGCAAACCACGAAAGAAACCAGTAAAACGCGTGCGTACAGTCAAGGATGAGTCATATACAGAACTTGAAATGTACTGTATCTGGCTTAACGAGTACTACAACTCTTTGCTCAAGTCAGGCTTTAAGTCTGAAATAGCCCTGTCATTTGTTATGGATAAAGGTTCTTATCCAAGTTGGGTGAACTACCGTTCCCCTTCTGAGGATGAGATTAAACGGATGCTGGATGAGGATGATGATGACTAGCACCATTATCCCAGAGCCGTTGTGGGGACTGCCCTCTCCCACCATTGAAGATGAGGACATCTACGAAGAAGAAGATGAGGAATAACCATGCCAATGGTAAACGGAAAAGAATACTCTTACTCAAAGAAGGGTATGGCTGCAGCAAAGAAAGCAGCAAAGAAGTCTGGTAAGAAAATGGTAATGAAGAAGGCTGCAAAGAAGCGTGGCAAGTAAAAAAGACTCACGGATTAAAAGGGCTGGCGTAGCAGGTTTTAACAAACCCAAGCGTACGCCAACCCATCCAACTAAGTCACATGTTGTGGTTGCCAAAGAAGGTAGCCAAGTTAAGACTATTCGTTTTGGTCAGCAAGGCGTTAGTGGCGATAAAAAGTCTACGCCTAGACAAAAATCATTTAAAGCACGCCATGCTAAGAACATTGCCAAAGGCAAAATGAGCGCTGCTTATTGGGCAGATAAGGTGAAATGGTGAAGGGTAAAGCATTTTGGGACAAGAAGAATCCAAAGAAAACATCAACGAAATTAACCTCCTCACAGAAGGCTGCTGCCAAAGCAAGAGCAAAGGCTGCGGGTCGGAAGTATCCGAACCTTGTGGACAATGCTGCTGTGGCACGGATGAAAAAGAAGAAGGGTAAGTAATGGCAACAGGAGCAGCAGGAAGCACTTTTACGGGAGAACTTAACCG